TTTGCCCAAAATCACGGGCATAGATTGAGTTTTCACCCCGGTCAATTTTGTGTATTGGCATCACCTAACGAAGATGTTGTTACTCGTTCTATTGATGAGTTAGACAAGCATTCACAGATTATGGATATGATGGGCCTACCAAAATCTAATATGGCTAAAATCAATATCCATGTGGGAGGTGCATATGGTGACAAACAATCTGCTCTTCAAAGATTCTGTGAAAACTTCAAACGACTACACCCACATACACAAGCACGTCTTACTGTAGAAAACGATGACAAAGCTAGTATGTATTCTGTTGTTGATTTGTATGACGGCATTCACAAAGTTATTGGTATTCCTATTGTGTTTGATTATTACCATCACAAATTTTGTACTGGTGGACTTACCGAACAAGAGGCTCTCCAACTTGCAATCAGTACGTGGAATTGCAAACCATGTACTCATTACTCAGAATCACGCAGAGTTGAACAAAAACTAGTCATTGAAGAGTTGTGTAGAAAAAACAACATCAGTATGGACGAACTACCCAGTTGGCCAACCCTTTCAAAAGTGTATAATCAATACTGTAAAACTAAAGAACAAGCTCATAGTGATTACATAATGGGCCCAATCAATGATTATGGGCATGACATTGATGTAATGGTTGAAGCAAAGATGAAAGAACAATCTTTAATACAATATCAAAAAATTCAAAATAAAATTTTGATTTCTGAATAACAATTCTTATATTTACAAACATCACTAAAAACTTAAAATTCAAAATTATGTCACTAGATTTAGATTCAATTAGAAACAAACTAAACAGCTTGCAAAAATCAACTTCAAAGAAGAGTGATTTTATTTGGAAACCTGAAACTGGTAAAAACCAAATCCGAATTGTACCTTATCAATTCAATAAGGAAAATCCTTTCATTGAAGGTTATTTTCATTACAATTTGGGTAGAAAAACTTATCTATCTCCACAAACCTATGGAGAATCAGACCCTATTGTTGAATTTTCCGAGCAGTTGAAGTCAACTGGTGTTAAGGAAGATTGGCAACTTGGTCGTAAGCTAGAACCAAAAATGAGAATTTATGTTCCTGTATTGGTTCGTGGTAAGGAAAATGAGGGTGTTAAACTTTGGGGATTCGGTAAAACTGTTTATCAAGAATTGCTCAACTATATTGTTGACCCCGATTATGGTGATATTACCGACTTGAAAAATGGTAGAGATGTGGTTGTTACCTACGTTCCTGCCGAAGGTGCTAATTATCCCAAAACATCTATCATGATTAAACCAAACCCAACTCCGGCAACTGAAGATAGGGCTATTGCCGATATGGTGTTGAATCAACAATCCGATTTCTTTGATGTGTTTGAAAAGCGTTCGTATGATGAACTAAAGAATGCTCTTGAAATGTATATCAATCAAGATGAAGTTGTCGATGAACAAGTTCAATCTGAAAAGCAAGAAACCAGTTCGGTTACTAAAACCGATGATTTGGATTCAGCATTTGATGACCTATTCAATTCCTAATCCACTTAACTCTTAATTATGAAAATTACATCTGACGGTAAAAAGTACATTTCTAAAAATGTAGAATCACCTATCAAAACTTTGGCGGGTGAGTTGGATAAACGTGGACAATTCAATGGTGCCATTAGTGATATCATTGCTCACGTTTTAAAGAACATCAATGAAATTTCAAAATGGGAAAATGCCGATGAGCAAACGTGATGATTTAACACAAGTTATAGCCGATTCTATCAATAAAAAGTTTAAGGACTATAAAACGGCTTTCTTTTTAGACGGAATGGAAGAAACTCCAACTGACTTAACTGAGTGGATTTCTACAGGGTCATCTATGTTAGATTTGGCTATTTCCAATAGAAAACATGGTGGAATACCAGTTGGTAGAATTACAGAGATAACCGGACTTGAAGCTTCTGGTAAGTCGTTGGTAGCCGCTCATCTTTTGGCAAATACTCAAAAGAAGGACGGGTTGGCCATATTCATAGATACTGAAAATGCTATCAATGAACAGTTTTTGGGGGCTATTGGTGTTGACCTAAACAAGATGTTATATATCCAAACGGAAACGGTTGAAGATATATTTGAAATTGTTGAAAGTATCATTACAAAAGTTCGTGAGTCTGATAAAGATAAGTTGGTTACCATTGTGGTTGATTCGGTAGCCGCCGCTACAACCAAAGTAGAACAATCTGCTGATTATGAAAAGGATGGGTGGTCTACTGCCAAGGCAATTGTTATTTCAAAGGCAATGCGAAAGATTACACAATTGATTGGTAGACAACGAGTGGCTTTGGTTTTTACAAACCAACTCCGAGAAAAACTTGGTGTTATGTTTGGAGACAAGTATACTACTTCAGGTGGTAAAGCGCTTCAGTTCCACGCATCTTGCAGATTGAGATTGAAATCTGTTGGTCAATTGAAGGCAAAGATACATGGTAAAGAACAAGTGGTTGGTATCAAAACGAAGGCACAAGTTGTGAAAAATCGAATGGGACCACCACTGCGTACCGCTGAGTTTAATATACTTTTTGAATCCGGTATTGATGATTTTGGTAGTTGGTTAGAGGTGATGAAAGATTACAACATCGTAAAGCAAAGTGGCGCTTGGTATACTTACATCAATGAAGAAACTGGTGAAGAAATCAAATTCCAATCAAAGGACTTCGAAGAAAGGGTACTGAGTGATTCATCTAATCGAGATGATATCTACAACAAAATTGCAGATGCGGTAATCATGGCTTACAAAACCGACAATATAGGTATTGATGATATTGAGGTTGGTATTGATGATGTTCCAAATGGCTAAATTTAGTGAACAAGTATATTGAAATTCTGCGGAACTTAAAGGAAGAGTCCGCAACCAATGATAATCCAAATTCTAGGATATTGTTGGTTGACGGACTCAACCTTTTTATTAGGTCATTTGCAGCAACGCCTGTTGTAAATGATAACGGTGAACATATTGGGGGGATTACTGGTTCCCTTTTGAGTATGGGGTATGCCATTAAGATGCTAAAACCTACTAGAGTAATTGTTTGCTTCGATGGTAAAGGTGGTTCTGTAAGACGTAGGAAGTTGTATGATGGGTATAAATCCAATCGTAAAGTTTCTCAGAAAGTTTTTAGACCAAACACATATTCATTGGAAGAAGAAAAGGTATCTATGACTAGACAAATGTCTAGGTTAATAGAATATATGGATAATCTTCCAATAACCACATTGGCTATTGATAATATAGAAGCAGATGATGCTATAGCATACATCACACAACAAATATACAATCAGGAAGAATGTTTTATTATGTCTTCCGACAAAGATTTTTTACAGTTGGTTGATGATAGAGTTAGAGTTTGGTCCCCGACAAAAAAGAAACTGTATGACTGCGAATCTGTATTTGATGAATTTGGGATACACTCCCATAATTTTTTAGAGTACCGTTCGATAATTGGTGATAAATCAGACAACATTGGTGGTATTCGAGGGGCTGGTCCAAAGTCTCTTAAAAAGCAAATTCCAATACTTTTTGATAGTGAATCGGTTGGTATTCACGAAATAATTGATTATGTTTGTAATTCTAACAGCAAGTCAAAATTGATTGAAACTATTCGAGACAGTAAATCAATCCTAGAACGTAACTATCAGCTAATGCAGTTACGTGATGTTGATATTTCTGGATTTGCCAAATCATCAATAATGGATTCTGTTAGACAACCAATTAATAGATTAAATAAATTAGCTATAACTAGAATGTTAATTCAAGATATGATGAATACTTCCATCAAAAATCCAGATGTATGGATACGTGAAGTATTTACAACGTTAAATGTTATGGCCGATAAATCCCATAGTGTATGACAGATAGACTGAGCGAGTATGGTTATAATTTTCAGATAAAGGTGTTGGCTTCTCTTTTCAAAGATAAGTCATTTCTAAATCAAGTTATTGATATATTAGAAACTAGTTATTTTGAGAGTGAGGCAAATCAATTTATCATCGATGTAATCCGTGAATATTTTCAACAATACAAAACATCTCCATCGATGGAGGTGTTAAAGGTTAAAATTAGTGAAATAGAAAATGATGTTCTAAAAGAAATGGTTGTTGACCAAATTAAGCAAATTTGGAAACATTTAGAGTCGGATGATTTGGAGTTTGTAAAGGAAAAAACTCTTGAGTTTTGTAAAAATCAAAGGTTGAAGTCTGCTATAATGGACTCTGTGAACTTACTGAAAAATGGTAAGTATGATGAAATTAAGCTGAAGATTGATACTGCAATGAAAGCAGGTGCTGACAGAGATGTTGGGCATGAATACATGCAACATATTGATGAGCGATATGAAGAATCGGTTCGAAATACAATCACTACAGGTTGGGATGTCATTGATGATGTGACCTCCGGTGGATTGGGTAAGGGTGAACTTGGGGTTGTAGTAGCACCAGCCGGTATTGGAAAATCTTGGTTACTAGCCAATATAGGAGCAAATGCTGTTCGTTCTGGATTAAAGGTAATCCACTATACGCTTGAGTTAAATCAGGCTTACGTTGGATTGAGATATGATAGTATTTTCACTGGTATAGCCAATCAAAATTTGAAATACAATATTGATGAAGTAAAGAGAATTGTTGGTAACATCAAAGGTGATTTGGTAATCAAGTATTATCCAACAAAAACGGCAACAACTAATACATTATCAAGTCATATTGAAAAATGTAAGATACAAGGGTTTAATCCAGATTTGATAATTGTAGACTATGCCGACCTTTTAAGGTCTTCCATAACATCAAGAGAAATTAGACATGAATTGGGTAGTATCTATGAAATGTTACGTGGATTGGCCGGAGAGCAAGAATTACCAGTGTGGACTGCAAGTCAGGCCAATCGTGCGGCTCTTGAGGATGATGTAATTGGAGCTGAAAAGATTTCTGAGGATTACAGTAAAATCATGACGGCCGATTTTGTTGTTTCACTATCTCGTAAATTGGAAGATAAGGTGGCTGGTACTGGTAGAATTCATGTGATTAAAAATAGATTTGGGCCAGATGGTATTACATTCCCAACTAAAATGAATGCATCAAATGGTAAGATAGACATTTATGATAGTCAATCTACTGATGGGAAGACAACGCAAAAATCAATGGATAACGGTCAGGATTATACTCGAAAATTATTGAAAAATAAATTCAAAGAATTAACTTCTGGATAGTGTTATGTGATATTTATATATCCAACTAAAAATTAGAGATTTATAATATGGAATTATCAAATAAAATTTTATCAGACATTACGGTGTATATGAAGTACGCCAAGTATATCCCCGAGTTGAATAGACGGGAAACATGGGAGGAATTGGTAGACCGAAACAAAGAAATGCATATCAAGAAATATCCAGATTTACGGGATGAAATTGAAAGTGTGTATCAATTGGTGTATGACAAAAAGGTTTTACCCTCAATGCGTAGTATGCAGTTTGCCGGTAAGGCTATTGAAATTAGTCCAAATAGAGTTTACAATTGTGCGTATCTACCAATTGATGATTGGCGTTCTTTTAGTGAAATTATGTTTTTACTTTTGGGAGGTACTGGCGTAGGTTATAGTGTTCAAAAACACCATGTAGAAAAATTACCCGAAATTCGTAAACCAAATATAAACAGAACACGTAGATTTTTAATTGATGATTCCATTCAGGGTTGGGCCGATTCGGTTAAGGTTTTAATTAAGAGTTACTTATATGGTGGTAGTAAAATCAAATTCGATTTTAGTGATATTCGCCCAAAGGGTGCTAGACTTGTTACAAGTGGTGGTAAGGCCCCCGGACCACAACCATTAAAGGAATGTTTGATTAAAGTAGAAGGAATTCTTTCAGAAAAACAAGATGGAGAAAAACTAAAACCAATTGAAGTTCATGATATTGTTTGTTATATTGCTGATGCTGTATTGGCGGGTGGAATCCGCAGAGCCGCACTTATCTCATTATTCTCTGCCGATGATGATGACATGATTTCTTGTAAAAGTGGCCATTGGTGGGAGAAGAACCCACAACGTGGTAGAGCTAACAATTCGGCAGTTTTGATGAGACATCGTATAACCAAAAAGTTCTTTATGGATATATGGAAACGTGTTGAACTTTCTGGAGCTGGAGAACCGGGTATCTATTTATCAAATGATAAGGATTGGGGTACAAACCCTTGCTGCGAAATCGCACTTCGTCCATATCAGTTCTGTAATCTAACAGAAGTGAACGTAAGTAATATTGAATCACAAGAAGACCTTAATACTCGTGTTAAGGCAGCTGCGTTTATTGGAACTCTACAAGCTGGATATACCGATTTTCACTATCTTAGACCAATATGGCAACGTACAACTGAAAAGGACGCTTTGATTGGCGTTAGTATGACAGGTATTGGAAGTGGTGTGGTACTTGGATATGATATGAGTAAAGCTGCAAATGTTGTGAAAGATGAAAATGAAAGAGTGGCAAATCTCATTGGTATCAACCCAGCAGCTAGAACCACTTGTGTGAAACCTGCTGGTACAACTTCATTGACACTTGGTACAAGTTCTGGAATTCATGCTTGGCACAATGATTATTACATCCGTAGAATTCGTGTAGGTAAGAATGAAGCAATTTATACATATCTTGCAATAAATCACCCAGAACTTATAGAGGATGAGTATTTCCGACCACATGATACGGCAGTTATTTCAATTCCTCAGAAAGCGCCTTCTGGTGCCATTCTAAGAACCGAGAGTAGTTTTGACTTGTTAGAACGTGTTAAAAAAGTTTCTGAAGAATGGATTGTACCGGGTCATAGAAATGGAAATAACACCCATAACGTATCAGCTACCGTATCCATTAAAGATGGCGATTGGGATGCTGTTGGTGAGTGGATGTGGAGTGAGCGTGAAAATTACAATGGTTTATCCGTTTTACCATATAACGGTGGAACTTATACTCAAGCCCCATTTGAGGACTGTACAAAGGAAGACTATGAAAGATTGATGAAAAGTTTGCATGATGTTGACTTGAGTAAAGTAATCGAACTCACAGATGAAACTGACTTGAAAGGAGAATTGGCATGCGCTGGTTCAAGTTGCGAAATTGCTTGATGTCGGGTTTTTTTGAAACCAAAGGATTACTATATGGACAATGGTAAGGTAGTTTTTACCGAACAGTATCATATGAAACGAGGTTACTGTTGTGGTAATGGTTGCCGCCATTGTCCATATAATCCAAAGCATAAGAAAGGCTCTACTAAGATTAAATGATTGACCGATGTTGATTAAAGAGATACCGAAGTCTTTAGCAGTACCATTTATACAACAATATCATTATAGTAAGATACTTCCAAGGTTAACAAAACATTATATTGGGTTTTTTGAAGATGATAAACTAGTAGGAGTGGTAACGCTTGGTTGGGGTACACAACCCTTACAAACCATTAAAAAGATATTTCCAAATAAACAATTTACCACTGCAGATTATTTTGAAATTGGTAAGATGTGCTTTATCCCCGATAAAAACAATTCTAATTGGGGGTCTTATGCATTATCACAACTCATCAAGTGGATAAAGAAAAATTTAGATATAAAATTTCTATATACTCTTGCTGATGGAATCATGGGTAAATGTGGTTATGTGTATCAAGCATCAAATTTCATTTATATTGGTAAATTTAAAACTGATGTATATCTCGATGAATCTACTGGTGAAAAAATACACCCCCGAAGTGCAAAGGAGTTATGTAAAGAAAATGCTCAGATAGTAGGTAAATCAAAGGTTTTTTGGTTAACTCATGAGTTTTGTGAATACAAAAAAATATCAAGAATTAGGGGATTGATGTTTAGATACATTTACCCATTGGATAAATCAAATAGAAAACTTATTTACAATTTATATGGTAATTTAGC